CTGTCAATTTATTGTATTTATAACCAGATATATCTTTTTCTACTAGTCCATACCTAAGTTTACAACCTTCTGGAAAAATTTTAAATGTTCTCATGTTTAAATAATAAAATTAATAATACTTAAATATAGATACTTAGAATAAGAAATCAACCGAAAAGATAAAAACTTATGCATGGTGAATAAAAAATGTAAAAAAATCATATATTTACTTGACAAGTAAAAAAGCATAGTATAAACTTGATTATATAATTAACTTAAATCAAAAAAAAACTATGACAGATTTTACAAATTCAGAATTACATAAATCTATTATTCAAGCTTCTCACTCTAAAGAAAGACTAACTAACAAATTAGATTATATTAAAGCAGCAGTAAATTACTGGATAAAACGAGATAAAGAACAATTTATCTTTTTCCGTGATGCGGAGCATTTAACTTTAAAATTATTACTCTCACTATAACGAAATCATTAAAAAAACTATGACTATATTTAAAAAAATAACAGAAGCAACTCTTCTAATAAAAAAAGATATAAAAAACAATAAACCTTATCGTAACGCTGTTTTTGATCGAGTAGATGAGGCTTTTTGTAATACTCCGCAAAATAGGAAAGATAAAATAATTATGAGAATTTGCGATAATTTAGACAAAGAAGTAATAAGCTAATTTTATGTTTAAATGTGGCATTATGTTGATGTTTCAACGTTCCTTAGCGTTTCATAATGTCACTTTTAAGCGTAAAATAAATAATTTAGTGACAGTTAAAATACTTAATATTTTATTAAGAGACGTAGGATCAGGCCCTACTTTATTTTACGCTTAAACTATGATAATAAATAACAAGATAGGATCAGGCAGAATATTTGCAGGTTTTACATGGGGCGAAGCAATAAGACACGCAGTAAAACCAGAAGAATCTGACACATGGATAGTAAAAGTCACTAAATGGGACAGATCATCTGAATCTATTTATGATTATAAAACTATTTTTTCGCATTATGAATTAAAAACTTATGGCGTACATCACAGTAGAGACAGATCGTTAAGAGTGCCAAAAACATTAAATAGTTATGTGGAAAAAATAATAGAAGATAAAAACGAAATAGAAGAGCATCATAATATTTACATAAAATGACTTTAGATTGGAGATATAACAGATTAAAAGACAGATTAGAATTTTTAAAGCTTGTTAAAAGAAATAATAAAGAGTATGAAAAAGAATATTGTTATTTATTGGAATATAAAAACACTCTGGAATTTTATATAAATAAAAACAAAGCAAAAAAAAGGAAAAATATAAGTTGGTTAGTAAGGTCAAATATTATTGATGATTTACTTAAAAACCAAAAAGGAAAATGTTTTTATTGTAAAATAGAAATTATCAATAGTAATTATTATAACGAAGATGATTATAAATGTGTCGCAACAATAGATCATTTCTACCCTATTCACAGAGGTGGAGAAGATAATATTACTAATTTTGTAGCTTCTTGTAATGTTTGCAACAAATTTAAATCAAATATAATACCAAAAATCTCAATAGAAAAAGCGAAAGAAATATTTAAAAATGGCAATTCTACAATGGAAAATTTTATAGATTTTTAAAATAATATAAATAATGAAACTAACCCCAGAGCAGCACAAAGAACACAGTCGAAGAATAAAAGAGGGTCAAGCCAGATCAAATAAGAAAGCTGGTAGACCTCGTAAAATAGACCACAAAGAAATAATAAAACTATCTCAATATAAATCAGTTAGAGAAATAGCTAATAAATTTGGAGTTAGTAGGCAGGCGATATATAATATAATTAAATAAACTATGAAGTTAGTCATGTTGTACGATAGAATAGATAGGGGAACGCCTAAAGAGTTAAGGGATAAAGTGGCTCACGAGGTCAGAAAATTAAGAAAAAATCCCTATTTGCATTTTAGTTATACAGTAACCCCCACCGCAAATCCTGGAAACCCTAACGAATACAAATACCCTTTGTTTTTAAACTTACAAAAGAGCCTAAATGCTATTATTCGATATGATTACGACAGATGCGGAGATAAAAGATATAATCATTTAATTAAATAAACTATGCTAGAAAAGATTTGCACGAATTTAAAAACCTCAAAAAGATTAAAAGAATTAGGCTTTGAAGCTGAAACTAATTTTTTATATACGCCAACAGAAATAACCGCTTCAAAAGATAAAAAGTTAGAGCTTCAGTATTGGGCAACCACAGAGTATATTGTTTGGAAAAAAGATAGTTTAATTCCAGCTTACACATTAGAGCAAATATTAAATGAATTACCGAGAAAAATTGCTTCGGAAGAGAAAGATTCTTACAGGTATTTAATAATGGAAACTGTTAATTCGTTTTTCTTTAATTGTCTTAAAGGACGGATTCCTGTCGATATTCATTATCTAAAGAACATACGAGGTGGACATGCGTTTTATTACGCTAATTCTGATTATGATGATAATTCCGACTACAAGCATTGTAATATCAGCAATAACACTAATAAAGCAACGACAGCAGCCAAATTATGGATAAAACTAAAAGAAGATGAAATAATATGAAATTTGACTTACACCCTCGACAATCAACCTGCTTTACCAGTACAGCAACAGAAATTCTGTATGGCGGTGCCGCTGGTGGTGGTAAATCTCATTGTATGAGAGTTTTAGCATTAGCTTACGCCCTCAAAGTACCTAATATACAAATTTATTTATTTAGAAGATTATCGGAAGATTTAAAAAAGAACCATTTAGACGGGTCAAGTGGATTTGTGCAGATATTATCTGAAATGGTAAATAAAAATTTAGCTTCAATCAATTATTCTACTGCTCAAATAACTTTTTGGAATGGTGCAAAAATTCATCTATGCCATTGCCAACATGAAAAAGATGTAATCAAATATCAAGGTGTGGAAATTAATGTATTGCTAATAGATGAATTGACACATTTTAGCGAATACATCTATAAATTTTTAAGGGGTAGGGTTCGTATTGGTGGCTTACAAGTTCCAGAAGGTTTATTCGGCGATTTACCAAGAATTGTTTGTGGTTCGAATCCTGGAGGGGTAGGACATGAATTTGTTAAAAGTGAATTTATAGACAATAAAAACCCTTTAGAAATCTATCAAATGTCGGACGAAGAAGGAGGTATGACAAGACAATTTATTCCTGCTAAATTAGAAGATAATCCGACCATGACAGAAAACGACCCACTTTACAAGCATAAATTACTTGGTTTAGGTGGTGCATTAGCAAAAGCAATGCTTGATGGAGATTGGGATGCTATTGAGGGAGCATATTTTGATACTTTCAACAAAGATATTCATATTGTAAGAGATTTTGAAATCCCTCATGATTGGTTTAAAATTAGAGGATTTGACTGGGGATATTCTGCCCCCTTTGGTGTGTTATGGGGTGCTATAAGTGACGGAAGTCTTATAAATATAGGTGGTAAACATATATCTTTCCCTAGAGACTCATTAATAATTTATAGAGAATATTACGGATGGACAGGGAAACCTAATAAAGGTTTAAAAATGGAATTGCCAGAAATAGCAAAGAACACGATGCAAATGCAAGATAACGAAGTAATGAATAAGCAAGTTGCTGATCCTGCAATATTCGATGAGAGTAAAAAGAATATGGGAATGACTCAAGCCGAAGAATTGGCAAAATATGGATGTATTTATGAAAGAGCAGACAATAAAAGGGTTGCAGGATGGCAACAGATAAGAAGCAGACTGACAGGTAGAGATGGCAAACCTTTAATCTACATAACAGAGGGTTGCAAGAGTCTAATTAGAACTTTACCAATAATGCAATATGATAAAACGAAACCAGAGGATTTAGACACAAGCTTGGAGGATCATTTATTGGATGTTTTGAGGTATATTTGTATGGCAAGACCAATAACGATAGATATTAAAGAAGCCGTACCAGATCCAGCTAAAGACTTTTGGAATAACTTCAATCCTCATCAGATAAGAAAAAACAAAAAAGTTATTAATTATGAATAGCTTGACTTTTTAACTAATTTTACATAACCTTGTTTATTATTATATAATAAATAGCTATGTCTAACGAAGATCAAAAGAAATCAAAGCAAAAAGCAGACCTTCATGAGGTATGGAAAAAAGAACTAGATTCTTGTTTAAGATATCATGAAAAATACTTTGCAGAAGCTAGAAAATATGAGGATATTTATAAAGACCAACACAATTTAGATGGTTTGAATAGATATAATATATTTTTTGCTAATACTGAAACATTAGCACCACTAGTCTATTCCAAACTACCATCTCCTAACATTACCAGAAGATATAAAGATGATGACGAAGCATCAAAGATTGCATCAGAAATATTAGAAAGAACAATTTCGTATTTTTTAGAAATTACAAAAGCAGACACTACATTCAGCAAAGCAAGAAAAGACTTTTTAATTAATGGTCGTGGATTGGTTCGTGTTTATATGGAAGATGGCGAGATAATAGAAACAGATGAGGGCGAAGAAGTACTTGACAACACTAATAAAAAAGTCTATCCAAAAAGGATTGAATATAAAGATTTTTTAACAGATCACACAGCTAAAAACTGGGATGATCTTAAATGGGTTGCTTTTAGATGTTATAAAACAAAAGATGAATTATTTGATTTATTTGGTGATGATGCAAAGGAACTTGAAATGGATTCTTCTGACGAGTTAAATAGTAAGTCAGAAAGTTTAGAGTTATGGGAAATTTGGGATAAAGTAAATAAGAAAGTAATTTGGTTTTCACAAGAGAAAGTTATTCAGGTTGACAAAGACCCTTATAATTTAACTAGCTTTTTCCCTATCGCTCGCCCTGTTGGTACTGATAGCGACCCATCATCACTATTGCCAATCCCTCTTTATAGGATGTATAAATCACAGGCAGAAGAATTAAATATTATTGACAATAGAATTAGATCACTAACAGAGCAGATTAAATATACAGGTGTTTATAATACAATTAGCGAGGCAAAAGATATAGAAAACTTGCTAAATGGAGAAGATGGAGAATTTGCACCATTATCAGGAGTCAGCACCTCTAACATTAAAGATCAAATATTTGTAAAAGATATAGTGCCTATTGCAAACACTATATCAATTTTAAATACACAAAAAACCCAAATTATTAATAATATAAGAGAAATCACAGGTTTATCTGATATTGTAAGAGGTGTAAGCATAGCATCAGAAACAGCAACAGCCCAAAGATTAAAAGGCGATTTTGCTATTAGTAGAATACAACCATTACAGAGAGCAAATGAAATTGCAATCCGTGATACTATTGAGATTATGGCAGAATTAATTGTTGAAAACTACGCAATAGAAGAGTTAGTTAAAATTACAAATTGTCAAATAGTAGACCTAGAGTCAATAGCACAGACCGCACAAGATAATCAAAATATATTATTGCAAGAAGCTATTAATAATCTACCTAAAAATATAACAGGAGATCAAAAAGTGCAACAAGTAGAAGCTTTAAAACAGCAAGCAGAAATAGGCTTCAATAAAACTATGGATATTGCTCAAAATGAATTAAAAGGCTTTGCAATGAGTCTTGACCAAGTGAAAGAAGTTGACGAGGTTTTAAAAAATGATGCCTTAAGATCATTTTCTATCGATATTGAAACTGATTCCACTATATCAGTTGACCAACAACAAAATAAAAACGATAGAATACAATTTATAGCAACATTGACCAATTTTGCTGGACAATTCACACCTTTACTACAAGCTGGAATCATACAGCCAGAAGCTTTCAATGAGTTTTTAGGATTTGTGGCTAGACCTTTTAAGGTGGGTAGGAATTTAGAAGAATTTTTACTAGCAAAACCAAATGAAGAAGAGGAGCAACAACCATCACAAGAAGAATTGCTGGCACAAGCTCAAAATGAAAGACAAGAAAGAGAATTTCAATTTAAGGTAGAAAGTGAGAAAGCTAAAATTAACCTAGAGCAACAAAAGATTGATATTGAAAAGGCTAGAGTACTACAAAACCAAAGACATTTTGAAGATAAAATTGATTTTGAAGATGCAAACAAAGCAGCAGATCGCCAAGCGAAAGTTTTAGAAAAAGTAGCACCATCTCCAGAAGAGATAATTGAATCAAGAACTCAAAGACTTAATGAACAAATAAGAAATGACTAGGAAAGTGTTAAAAATCATAGACGGGAAAAAAGAATGGGTTTTTGATGGTTACGGAAGAAGTGGAGCATCAAAGCAGAGAAAGATGCCTGCTTGTGGAGAAGATTTAACTATTGACGGTTATATCTCTAAATATGGAGGAATTGAAAGTCAGGTTGATGGAAGAGTCTACACAACAAAAGGCGGTTATTTAGACCATTTAAAAGCTAACAACTGCCATATAAAAGATTACTAATTTTACATAACCTTGACAATTAATTTTACATAATCTATAATACAGCTAGATTTTATCTAAATATATTTTTATGACAGATACAATAGAGAAAAACAGCGAATCAATAGCTGAAATTCTAGGAGAGCAAAAAGAGAATCAAGAAATTGAGAATCAAGAGTCTGTCCAAGAAGATAATATTGATGAAAATGAGGAGGCAACTAGTGCAGAAAATGCACCAGTTGAAGAATCGGAAGATCCAGAAGAGGAGTTAAAATTTCTTAAACTGACTAGCGGTTGGACTAAGGAAGAAAAAGAACTTGTCAAAAAGATTAAAGACCCAGAATTAAGAGAAGAAGCAATTGAAGCTACAAAAAAAAGAAGAGTAGATTTTGATCGTAGAAGTCTTGAGCTGGGGAATACTAGGAAAGAGTTGGTAGAAATACGAGCTAAACTGGAAGAATTAACTTCCTTGCAGAATAAACCTGTTGCAAATGATGAGGATGAATATCTTACAGAGCAAGAGCTTACGCAAAAGAAAAAACTTGAAGATGTTGAAAGACAACTAAAAGAGTTGAGAGATAGAGAAGCTAATAATCAGGCTCAGACTGTTCAACAAGAATTAACAGCTTTTGCACAATCTGAAAATGAAGATGGCTCTTTAAAATATCCTTACTTTGAAAGAGTTAGGCAGAATATGGCTCTATTGTTTCAAGCAGATCAAAATGGCACATTGA